AGGCTCAGTGCCGCGTCGACGACGACGCCTCCGACGCCCTCATCCAGACCTACATCACGGCGGCCCGCCAGTATTGCGAGGACATCCTCGACATCTCGATGATCACGCAGGTCTGGCAGGCCAGGTACGACACGTTCCCGCTGTGGGAGATCATCCTGCCCCGGCCGCCGATGCAGTCTGGAACGGTGACGGTCACCTACCGCGACGAGGCCGGCAACTCCAACGTGATCACGAGTGCCGCCAGCGCCTTTCAGGTCGACCACTACGTGACGCCCGGCCGCATCTACCCGCTCTACAACGGCGTCTGGCCGGCGGTTCGAGGCGACGAGAACAGCGTGATCGTGCAGTGGACGGCCGGCTACGGCGACGACGGCTCGGCGATCAACCCGGTTCTCAAGCACGCGATCCTGCTTCTGGTCGCCCACTGGTTCGAGATGAGGCAGCCCGTGGTCGCCGGCTACTCGCAGGTGCTGCCGGTCCCGCAGACGTTCGAGACGGTTCTGGCGGCCTCTGGCTGGGCGGGATACCGATGAGCATCGTGGGGCAGGTACAAGCCGCGATCGACGCCCGCCAGACGACTGTGTCTGGGCTGTCGACGGGCCTGACCGTCTACCCCATCGACCTGTCGGTGTCCGTCGGCGACTGCGAGGTGGCGTGGTCGGAGCGACGAACGATCGGCGAACTGGGCTACGACGAGGTCGACTTCGCGACGATCGGCGTCGACGTCGTGAAGCTCTTGTGCGTGAAGAATCTATCGGCAGACACGCAGATCGCGCTGACCGCAGGCTGGAACGGTTCTCAATTCGCGAACTTCAGGCGCGACACGACCGCGTGGAACTTCTCGCCGATGATCAACCTTGGAAACCTGACACTGCGTGGATACCCGATCCGAGAGTCCGGCTCCCTGCTCCTGTCCTGCCCGAACTCCGACGGCTTCGGCACCACGGCCGGCGGATCAATCCTGCGGATCGGCGGGACGCCGGGGAAGACCTACGAAATCTACGTGCTGGGGACGTGACCGATGGCTTTTTCTGCTCAGATTACGCTGTCTCTACTCGCTCACGAGTCCGAGGTCGGCGACATCTCGACGGCCCTCCGCGTCACGCCGGCATCCTACGCCGTCGCGATGACCGACGGCTCGGCTGCCAACCAGGCACAGGTCGCCTGGAGCGACAACCGCACGCTGTCGTCATCCTCGGAGACGCTGGCGCTTTCGGCGCTGCCTGACGTCCGCTCAGGCGCGACGGTGACCGTGACGATCACCGCCGTGAAGGCGTACTACGTCCGCAACCGCGGCGCCTCAAGCCTCGCCTTCGCGGGGGCTCCGTTCCCGGCCGCCGGCCTGACGGTGGCCGCCGGTGCCGTGGCGATGCAGTCTGACCAGTCCGCCGCAGGAATGGCTGCCTCGGGCGTGACGGTGACCGGCACCTCCGGCGGCTCCTACGACATCGTGCTCTTCGGCGAGGGCAGCGTGTCGTGATCGACATCGGTAAATACAACGAGCGGGTGACGATCCTGTCGCCGACGGAGACCAGGAGTTTCTCCGGCGAGTCGACATTCTCGTGGGACACGACACTGGCGACAGTCTGGGCTCAGGTCGACGGTCTCTCCAGCCGGGACATCCTCCAGGCCCAGCAGGCCAACGTGATCGCGACCCACCGCGTCCGCATCCGCTACCGGGAGGATGTCACGCATCTCCACCGCGTGGTGTGGCGAGGCAGGACAATGGAGTTGGCGAGCGTGACGGAGCGAGGCAATCGCTCCTACCTCGAGATGCTTGCCAGGGAGGTGCAGTAATGGCCGTTCAGATTGATGCCACGACGCCAAGAATTCTGCCCCGCGGCGGCACGGCCCGCGAGGCGCTCGAGGCATTTGTGTCTGTTCGGCTCGACGGCATCGACGACCTTCGCAAGCAACTTGAGGACGCTGCGTTTAAGGCTCTTAGAGACCCCAACCAGTACCTGCAAAAGGCAGTCATTGATGGGTCTCGGCCAATTGCTCAGTCGTACAGAAACAAGGTCGGTAACGTCACCGGAAATTTGAGGGCCAGCGTAAGAACCCGCCGCGGCAAAAAGAAGTATGACGGCGTCTTCATCGCCGTGACCGGGCCGGCGCATCGCGCCACCGGACGCAATTGGTCCGTTGAGGACGGGTCTGGCGGAGCGTCGAACCACGCTTGGTTGGTCGAGTTCGGAACGGGCCGGCGTCGACCGTCAACACAAAACCGCCGCACCTACGTGAGGGTTCACGAGCGGATCAACGGCCGATTTCGCAGGGTCAGCAACAACATCTTCAACAATGAGCAGTTTGAGCGGATGGGCCGTGGGTATTACTTCCTCATGGGAAGCATCAACGAGCCGTCCCGCCAGGCCCGCCGAGGCAGTGGATACCCGCACGACTTCGTCCCTGACGGCCAGGGGGGAACCAGGCCATACGCCATCCAGCCCGGCGAGACCTACGGCGCCATGCGAGCCCAGCACCCGATGGAGCGAGCGATTGGCGACAGCCGCTCCGCCGTCCTGTCTGCGGTGAGGGCGTCCCTGACGCGATTCATCAACGAACTGAGCGAGTGATGCTCCTCCAGCCAGAAAAGCACATCTACCAGGCGCTCCTATCGAACCCGGCGGTGGCCCGGCGGGTGGGATTCCGCATCTACGCGGTGGCGGTGCCGAAGACCGACTTTCCGTTTCTGGTCTACAAGCGCGCAAATGTCGCCAGAGAGGGGACGCTCGGGTCGCCGATTTACCTGCCGATGGTCAGCATTCAGGTGGCCTCCTGGGCGCTGACGCACGACGCCGCCAGGGAGTTGGCGGACGACGTTCGCTTGGCTCTGGATCACCGCACCGGCACGCTGGCCGGGGTTACAATTGAAGATATGAGGCTAGTGTCCGAGACGGACGACTTCCTCGACCCGACCACCGTCGGAGCCCAGTTGCCGCCGGCCTACGAGGTCCGGCAGTTGTGGCAATGCCGGTGGCAAGAATCGCAAATCTAGGCGGCAGTAAAAGACAACCGGGGCGCAAGGAGGCGCGGCAATGGCAGGTGTTTCCGCACAGGGACTGACGTTTACGTTCGGCGGCACGGCGCTGACCGTGACGAGCGTGCAGGTCAATGACACCCAAGACCTCATCGACGGCAGCCACCTCGGCATCGGCCCGAACCAGAGGCGAGAGTTCGTCGGCGGCTTCGCCACCGACCGCGAAGTGTCCGTCGACTACATCTCGACGACGATCCTCGCGGCCGGCACGTCTGGAGCCCTCGACATCAGCGGCCCGATCTCGTTCAGCGGCAACGCGACGTGTGCCTCTGCGAGCATCGGCGGGTCTGTCGGCGCCCTCATCTCGGGGAGTGCGACGTTCCGAGTCGCGTAAGCGATGGCGGGCGTTTCATCCCAAGGCACGACGTTCACCTTCAATGGGACGGATTACACCGTCACCAGCGTGCAGGTGGACTACGGAGCCGAGAGGCAGGTCGTGTCCGGTGCCCACATGGGGCTCGGCCCAGACGATTTCGAGCCGGTCTTCACCACAGGCCGAACTCGCGACGAGCGACCCACCGTCCAGATCGATTTTATCGGTGGGGCAATCCCAGGGATCAACGCCTCTGGGTGGCTCTCAGTCTCTGGAAAGTTGTCGTTCAACGGCGGAGCGACCTGCATCTCATCGCAGGTCACGGCCGCGATCGGCGAGTTGGTGCGAGGCTCTGCGTCGTTTCGCGTGGAGGTCTGAGTGTGCCGCCGGCCATACCGTTCAACGCGACCTTCTCGTTCAAGGGGCTGTCGGCACAGGTGACCGGCCTGTCGGTGGAAACGCCGACCGCCGAGATCGTCGACATGACCGGTGTCAACGACGTCAAGGGGTACAGCATTCAGGTTCCGACCGGCGACATCCGCGGCGGTTCGATCACGGTCGACTTCCTGAATCAAGCCGGTGGCTCCGACCCGCAGTCGCTGGTCGGCCAGTACGGCTTATTGGTGTTCACGTCGAGTGCGTACTCGGTCTCCAGGCAGGTGATTCTGGAGAGCGCGAACATCGACGCCAGGACAGGTCAGTTGGTTAGTGGTCAGTTGAAATTTCGTATGACGGACTATTACGGGTGACAAGGAGGCACTGGTGGCTCTTTCCAAGAAGGCGATCCTCGAGGCCAAGGACATCAAGACCATGGAGGTCGAAGTCCCCGAGTGGGGCGGCTTCGTCATGGTCAGGGTGATCAGCGGCGCCGACCGAGACGTGTTCGAGCAGGCGTACAGCGAGAAGAAGATGGACGCCTTCCGCACGCGGTTTCTCGTGCTGACTCTCTGCGACGACAAGGGGGAGAGGCAGCACGAGAAACCGCGTGCGGAAGGCGTCCATCTTCTTCTCGCTGTA